CTTAGAAAGAGGTTCGTGACCCATGGTGTTAAACTTGAGGACTAGGCGTCTCAAGGTTTCCAGCTCAGTCCTAAACCGAGCATATCCGGGGGGCAACTCAATAAGCCCATCCAGACCAAATAATCACGATGCACCCTCTCTCCGTTCCCTGCCTGTTTACGTACCAATGATGGGATTCGTCCCACTACCATTATGCGATACGCGGCCAAAAACCACCTGCACACAAAGATGCAAGTGGACAACTCAAAACACAATAATAAACAATCCCCGCATTTCTCCGGGCGAACCCAAAGGACAGGCGCATTTTTGTTTTCTTTGTTTTGTTTTACAATTTTTGTTTGCATGACAATTTGTAATGTTTGTTTTGTTTTCGAATTTAGCATAAAAACACGTTTGATTTCACCAATCAAAAAGCTTTCTATTTATACGCAAAAGTGCAAGTGCGTGTGTTCGACAATCATCCTTTCTTTGATGAACTGCGAGGAACAAACCAGCGCTCGGTCGCTGTGGTTGTCGCCACATCAAGATCGGTCGCTTTCTTCTTCGCTTCCAGACGTTCTTCAAGGGTTTGCAACAACACCGAGCTGGACAAAGAGAGTGCCTCAGTTCCAGTTTCAACTCGTTGTGGTTTCAGCTGCGAAGCAGAAACTTTAGCTGCCCAATCTTCAAACATCTTCTCAAGTTTTGGTTTCATGTCTTCAAATGTCTTTGCCTCCTCCTCAATTTTTCTCTTCTGCTTGCGCATCAAGTTGGTCGCCTCAGGAGGCAACGCAACGACGCGAAAATCTTCGGTCACAGAGGTACCAGTGACAGTTGAACTGCCACCAGTGCCCACTGTCCATGAGCCGATTTGAAAGAAATCAAGATCGGGGTCTTCAACATCAACTACGGCCAGCACAACAGGGCCTGCTGAGCCTCCCGCTGCTGAAAGAGCCGTTGACTGTGTCACATGTGAATGCAACACCGATCCAGTCGAACCAACTACTGCAGCATGCGTGATAGCATTGGGTCCACTCTGTGTGGTCCCAAAATCAGCAGCTGTAAAAATCACGACCTGATAACAGATAAGGTAGACACCTGACTCAGGAAAGCCAAGTGTCAGAGACGTGCCAGTCCAAAGCGCGCTCAATTGCAATCCAGTCATCAGTGGAAATAGAATTAACCCAGGGAAATTCGCCGCCGTAAGCGGCAACATTGCCCCAGGAGAAAAAGTTGTAGAAGTGCCGCGCAAAGAATTCATATATGCAGTGCCAGTGGGACCAACACCTTGGAAAAAGTTATAGCCACCAGCAAGATTGGAATTATCGGAAGCTGTTTGAACTTCGATATCGTACTCAAAGAAGAGCGACCCAATCTCATACTGATTTTGCGGCAAGCCAGCATTCGCGCCAAGGATGTTATGGGCATCCTGCACGAGAATCAAAAACTGGCCCATCGAATTTTCAAGATTAGTGGCAAGATTCTCCGGGTCAACCACAAACCATCCACCACCGGGGCCAATCGCTTTTGAACAAGCCAGCTCCAAATGATCGTTGTGTTCACCTTTAAAATCCTGCAGTGGTTTCGCCATCGGCACAAGAGATTTCCACGAATGTGAGTCGTAGTTACTCAAAGTGCCAGCTGTCGGGGCGGCATACTGCGTTGGAATGATCTCATTCGCGTCAGGCTCATGCACAAAAAGCATTGTGCCAGCATTTGTCCCCGGAGGAATGCTGCTCTTGAACGTAAAACGCGCTTTCATCAAACGCCACTTTTGAAAGAGAGACATCAAGCGCCCCAACCGAACATTGGGAATGAAGACGCTTGGTCGAATTTGTGTCGAAAAGAGTACGGTGCCGGCAACATCCTTGCCGCTAGTCACACCCGCCCCGCCAACACCAGACAACACGATCTTGCCAACTAGGTCGCGGCCACCGAAGCGCGCCGTGTCCATGTTGAATTTGTTTGCCTGGAGAAAGCCAAGTCGAGTACCACCACTCCTCATCTTCTTCTTCGCAGCACGTGGAGCGGCACCAGCTACGGCAGCCGCAACAACACGCGCAACACGCTTCTCTTTCTGCTTCCCCATCTTGCGGACCCCAGCCTTGCTGAGAATCTTTCGGATGGTCTTCTTTTCTTGTTTTGACATCGGTATTGCCCGTTCTGATTCGTTGAAACGCGAAGGGACAAAGATTGAACCAATATCACGCGGAATAATGCTGCCTAAAACTTTTGATCCAGAATCGAACGCTTTTGCAAGTGGTCGAAGGAAAGGTTCAAGTATTTTTGGCGGCGCTGAGTAACCAGAGTCTTTGTGAAACAGAATATCCGTCTCGTTAATCTCAAAGTATTCAACAAATTGCGCGTGTGGACCGAAGTCTCTAAACTCGATTTGCACGGAAACACGTGCTTCATGATCAGCCCTGACCCCAACAATGAGGTGTGGGCCAGGATTTTCTTCAATGCCGACAAGTTTCTTTCGAACCTGTGCCAAAGTGTCGGCGATCATGGCGCATGAGGATGATTCATAACCCAAGACAAAATCTTGAAAATGCCTTTGTGAAAGAGCATATCGCGGCTGCAATGGTACAACCGCATCTCGGAGTTGTTCAAACCTCGCGTCTTCAAAGCAGTATTCCAACATGAGAGAAAAGAGCTGGTCAGCGAAAAACTCAGTCTTAGATTTCTCTTTAAAACAGAGGGACATGGCGTGTTTACGCCAATTTGTGGGTATAGGCACATAAGCACCGCGAACGAACTTGAATTTGTGTGAGCAAAATTCACGTTCTGCGAGAGGTCCATGTGCGATTTCCTTGCACTTGTACCCATGCTGCTCAAGCC